CATTAGTCTGTCCCATCCCCGGTAGCATAGCTACCCGGGGCGCTAGGGGCTCGGTCTAAGACCACGAGGTTTTCACCTGCGGCCAAAAACGTTGCGTCTAACGTACTCTTCCCAGAGTGAATAGACAGATAGGGTAGTATCCGACCTAGGTCGGAAAGCAGTACTACCGAATAATGTTGCATCGCCCCACCCGGGTGCGTATACAACATGTTTCTTATAGCGTGTGCCGCCTTTCGAGCGAACACCCACTTGTCCTTCACGTATGTTCCCATCCAGTGTGTACAGTAAAACTGCCGCACAGTTGGAGGAACACACATGACCTCTGTCGTCACCGGGTATTTAACCTTCATTCCCTTTCCAGGGTCTGCGAGGAAAAAGTAACCAGGTGGTAACAGAGTTGCTAACCTAGACCGAGTCTTTTCTTGGTAGATCAGAACTCTTTTGCTGATCGGAGTTAGCGCTTCGAAATACGATCCCGTTCCATAGCTGAGCTGCAACTGTGCAGCTTTCGCAGAACGCGGATTCGGATAACGAAGATCATGTGGCACGTGCAACCCATGGCAGACATCTTCCCAATTGGGAACTCTCAACTCGCCTCCGTCGTGGAGCGCGGCAGCTCTCCTTAGGAGAGCAAGTGCGCGTGGAAGGTCAACAGAATGTTGACTGCCCCACAATACAAGACGGTTGAGAAGAGAGTAGATATCTGCTTGTGTTCGTAATTCTTTTACAAACACGGGCCGAACTGGGTAACCGTCAAAGAAGTCTCCACCGCAAGATTCCCTAAAGAACCCTGTAGAGAAGGTTTTATTCTTATTAACGATAAACCCAAATGCATCAAGCACTTGAAAAAGTGCATTGAGCACACTCTTATCTACGATAATATCGTCACCGTACACTCCCCAGGTCTTGATACGACGATCCGAAATTGGATCATAATCGTACTCAGGTAACCCAGCGAGCTCGTACAATATACGAACTATTGCTGATAGAAACAGAGTCATAAGGGAAAAAGTGAAACCATTCCCCATAGTACTGCACATATGCTTCCTAACAATACTAACCCCCGCAATTTTCATTGAAGGAGATCTTATAGTAGAAAACCAAAGAACCCAGTCTGACGGGAACATATCCTGGATAACAATCCAAGGAAAGTTCGACGCTCGGCTCAGATCAACAGTACAAAATCG